CCGCGGTTCGGTCCGGCGGGCAGCCATCATGTTGGTGATACCCCCCCCCAGCAGGCTCAGCCCGCCGGTGATCAGGGCAACGATGATAGCATCCATGCTCATACCTCCACGATAGGGATGCCGTACTGGGTAGCGGCATCATGCTCAATACGGCACCCGCGATAGTCCTGCCAGCCAGGGGCGAACACCGCAAAATCAGCGGTGCCCAGCAGCTTGAGGCTTTCGCCCAGATACCACAGCGGCGTTGCGTCAGTCGGGGCGCTCTCGAAAAAGGATTTGATGACCTCGATTTCCTCATGGGTTTTCATATACACGTCGGCCATCAGCGCCTTGCGCTCTTTGAGGATTTCCTCGTCGGTCTTGCCGCGCATCGGCTGGGAGATAAACAATTTTTTCACCGTATCACCCCACATACTCGGCCTTGTACAGCCCTGCGTCAATCAGCTGCAGCTCTGCGCACTTGCGCATGATGTACCAGGCGTCGCCGCTGGATACCGGCCCAACGTCCAGCATCCACTGGTTGCCATCCGCACAGGTTTCGCGGTACAGGCCCGCCGCGAGCAGCCCCAGCCCATCGCACAGGGCGCGGATGGTATTGCGGTCGCCGCTGGAGATACGGCCAATGGTAATCCGCTGCTTGTCCAGCTTGTTGGGGGTGGTTTCCTCCGGCTGGGGTGCGGTGTGGCCCTGCAGGCCCGCCTGGATCATCAGCTGCTCATAGTCCTTATACACCCGGTTGCAGTCCAGGCTGGTGCCGTAGCCGGGCACGCCCAGCGCGTTGCGGCTGCTGTACTGCCAGATGCCATACGGCAGGGGGCAGGTGCATGTGCTGCCATACTGGGCAACCCAGATATCGTATTTGGACAGCGCCTTGTAGTCCAGGCGGTTGCGAATAAAATTGCAGCTAGCATACAGGATGCCGTAATACCCTGCGGCCTCAATCTCCGACAAAAAGGCCTGTACAAGTGCCGTGCGCTGCGCGTTGGTCAGGCGCAGGATGCACGGCTCGTACTCGATATCATACGCCACCGGCAGGCACAGATGCTTGCCCTTAATCGCGGCCAGGCAGCAGCGGGCCTCCTGGCGGGCTTCCGCCGGGGTACTGGCGTAGCTGTACCAGTACACGCCATACTGGATGCCCAGCCGGGTGCACTCCACGGAGTTGCGCTCAAACTGGGGGTCTTTCTGGCTGGCATAGCGGCCATACCCGGCGCGCAGCATGGCATGGCGGATGCCCTTGTCATACGCCGCCTGCCAATCAAATTTGCCTTGGTGCTTGCTTACATCAATAGCATAATTCATGTATTCCACTTCCTTTGCGTGTTGTACGCTGCTGTAGCTGCCAAGCCGCACCGCGCGGCTGGCCGTGCTAAAATCGTTGTCCAGCCAGTTCAGCGGGTTGGTGCGCAGGCCTTTCCACCTGACCTCAAAGTGCAGGTGTGCGCCGTAGCAGTTGCCGGTATTGCCGCTGTAGCCGATCAGCTGGCCTTCCTGCACTTGCTGGCCCTGAGTTACGCAGAGCTTGCTCAGGTGGGCGTACAGTGTCTCCAACGTGCCGTACTTGTAGGTCGTGTGGCGCAGCTTGACCATGTTGCCATAGCTGTTGATATCTCCCTGGGTGCGCTTGCCGCTCCAGTGATAGGCCGTCTCCACCGTGCCGTCCTCCGCAGCGTATACCGGCGTGCCGACTGCCGCGCGGAAATCCAGCGCGCGGTGCAGGCTGCCGTCATTGTAGAGCCAGCCTGCGGTGATAATGTGCTGGGCCAGGGGCCAGTGCAGCAGGGCTTCTTCATTCTTCAGCCGCATTTTTATCCTCCTTATTTTGTCCTCTTCCATATCCATACCGATAAATAAGGCGGCATGTTGTTGTGGGCTGCCCCGGAACCGCCGGAGGCGACTGTTACGGTTTTGGATTCCCAGTTCGGAATACCCCAGCCACTTGATTGCGTTTGGACATACGCATCCGCAGTGCTTCCGGTTTTGGAGCGTATTACGTTGCTTCCGTTGGTCACAGACAGCGAATAATTCGGTAGCTCGCTTTGTGTAAGCTTATGGGTGAATTCGCCCCCAGTGCTACCTGCGGGATAACTGCTGGAAGCAGCAAACAGGAAAGTATCAGATATTCTTTCCCATGTGCCACCAAATAGATTTGCCGGGCTTGTGTTGCTTACGCTCATGTAAATGCTGCCAATCGGCCAGGCTGCAAGTTTTGCTTCCGCGATGGCCGCCTTCACCGCCGCCGGTGTTGCCGCAATCCCACCACTGGTCGAACTCGTTGAACTGGTCGAATCACTCAATTTCACACCGCCCAAAGTCGAAGCATTACCTGTCGGCAGTGTGTACTTGGTGTCGGTTGTTGGCGGTGTATACCCCAAAGCACTTGTTACATTCGCCTTTGTCAGGCTGATCTTACCGGAACTCACCGTAATATTGCTGCCAATCTTCACACCACCCAGGGTTGAACTGGTAGCGGCAGGCAGCGTATAGGTACTGGAGGAGGCTGGTGTCATATAAATCTGGTTCGCATTCAACGTTCCAGAACTTTTCGCATTGTCGTACTGGCTCTGGGTCAGGTAGTTGATCACCAGGTTGTCAAGTTTTGTATCCGTCGCCATAATCAAATACCTCTCGTCACAATCGCGCTGATTGCGGATAATCCGCTCGGCAGCCCCGTCAGTTTTCCGCCGCTGATGCTCAAGCTCAGACTTGTGGAGCTTGGGCCGCCGTATACGGCGCCCTTGTAATACTTGTCGCCTGCAAACGCAATCAGACTCGTAGTCTGCCCGCCCCAGCCGCCTTGACTGGTTATGGTGCCGTAGCCCCAAATCTTAATGGTTCCGCTGGCGGTCTTAAAACTAACGCTTGGGCTGGTGCTGGTAACGGCATAAGCCTCTACATTGTTATTGCCACTGCCGCCGGAACTCCCGCCGCCGGTATAAGTACCTGTCACACCAAAAATGCTCACACCGCTCTTAATGTTCCCGGCCACCAGGTTTGCATCGCCCTTGATTGTCTGTGTCCCGCTCAGGTATTGCCCAGATGCAATACTTTGGTCGCTGGTCTTCGGGGTATAAGTTGCCGCAGCTTTCTTGGTCACACCACTGCCAATATAAGTGCTCGATATCGCATTCACGGTCACTTTGCTCAGTCCGTCATATCCGCTGTCCGGGCTTACCGTCTGGGTGCTTTCACTGGGATTGACCGTTTTGGTCTGCAAACTCGCCCCACTGGCACCACCCGTCACAAAGCCGCCCTGCATATCAACGGCGTTGCTGCCTAAATACACACCCATGCAGCTGTCACCACCTTCTGAGCGTAACGCTTGTCGCGCCAACGCTGGCTGCCGTTATGTCAACGGTTTTTGCGCTGCTGCCATTCCATGCGCCCTGACTGGTTCCGTTCAGTTTGATGGTCAGGCTGTTGTTCAGCTTTTCAGCGCTCGTTGCGGAGCCGCCCGCACTGCTTGACCCGGCATAGTATGTGGTTCCGGTGATTCTGGCCCCTGTGGCACTGTGGGCAATTACCCCCTTCGGCAGGTCGGCAGCCTGCACCGTATCACCGGTCAGGTCGAGGACAACTTCATCATTGATAACAACCTTGTTGACCGCCATGCTCAGCCTCCAATCGTCAACGTCTGGCCGCCAGCCGCATTATCAACGTATGTGGCCGGGATAGCCGCCACCGTAACCTGGGACAGGCAGTTGTATTCGCTGTCCGGCAGCACAACCTGCTGCTCGAAAGACGGCGTAACGCTCTTAGCCTGCGGCTTCATGCCCTCACTGCCGCTCATGCTGCCAACCACGCCAAGAACAGTAACGCCTTCACGGATGTTGGTAGGCACCAGCTTAGCCTGTTCGGTCGCTGCGATGGTCACTCCGCCCGCGCCATCATGAAAGCCCATGGGGATGGTGTACTTACCGGAAACGGTGCTGATTTCACCGTTGACTTCGCCGTTGTTGGGCATTGTGCCGGTCATTTTGGTGCCGCGGGCGTAAAATGTTTTGCCCTTCAGCACTTCTGCCACAGCGGCGGTGGCATCGCTGGTGTCAGCGTCTTTTGTGCTGGTGCCGGTAATGGGCGCGCCGGACTTATCGTGTGCCGTGATACCTTTTGCCAGCTTGTCCGGGGTAATGGTATCTGCGGTAAGGTCAAGTTTCGTTTCCTTGCCGATAACAACCTTGTTTACGTATTTATTGGGCATTGTAGTATTCATCTCCTATTATCAGTGTGTAGCCGCTTGAATCGTTGGATACCTCGTACTGCGGTATCTTGCGGATTGTCACGTCTTTCTGCATCAGTTTTTTCGCCGTGGGCAAAACCTGCGCCGTAAACAACGGCGTGATGTCATACGGCCCGCTATACTCCGGCGCACTAACCACTGCGGTGCCGGTCACGTCCACCCGCACGGGTGCCGCTCCGGCAATGCGCACCGATACGGCGCTCTGTTGAGCCACTCGCACCTGGATCATGAGCCATCTGCCTCCTGGAATAAGGTCGGGCTCATTTTAAGAGCCAGGATCTCAGTCTGCGGCTGATCAGTGCTGTCCCGCAATGTGATGCGGGTGTCCATGTACAGCGTCTCGCCGCCCATGAATTTGTATGTCTCCGCCCGCGTCCAGGGGATAAGGATGATGTTCTGTCCTTCCTGCCGGGTGCAGTCGTCGGGCCAGACGTTGGTTTTAATGGCCGGGAAGCCTTTGCAGCTCTTCTGCTTGAACACAAATTCGATCCGGCTTACCTCGTCCAGGCTCATGCCGATTTCAACCGGCAGCGCAAATTGCGTTCCCTGTTTCATTCGTTTTTCTCCTCAGCGCCTTAATTCGGCATTTTTTCTTCCTCTGTTTTCGGAGTTTCGATGTTTGCCGCCGCTGCTTCTTCCGCTGCCATGTTCTCGCGCACGGCATTCAAAACGTTCTCCAAAATCAACTCCGTCACGGCAAACGGCAGCGTTGCTTCGTTAATTGCAGCAATAACTTTGCGTTTGCACTCTTTAATGCGTTTGTTGTCAGTCATGGGGCATCCTCCTTACAGCCGCGCGTTTACGGCGTTTTTCAGTGTGGCAATGGCGGCCAGAACCTCTTCGTCCAGGGCTACAAAGGACCCCCGGTTGTTCTGGCTGGTGATGTTGCCATTACCGTCCAGTTCCATGTAGGTGTAGCTCACTCGCTCACCTTCGGCGGTGGTCACGATTGCTACTGCGCTTAATTTCTTCATATTTCACTGCCCTCCAAATCATCTAATAGTGTATCAACGGCCTGTTTGGCGCCGGTGTCCATGGTCAGCAGGTCAGCTGCGGCATCGGTGCTGGCCTCCTGCGCACGGGCTGCGGTGCTGGCGGCCAGCTCAATGCCTGCCGGATCGCCGGAAGGGTAGCTGCTGTCGCTGCGGTCGGCATAACTGCCCTCGTACCCACGCTGCGCGGCCATGCAGAACCACGCAAAGCGCTGGCCCGCCGCACCGTGCACAATGGCGTACTGGCCGCAATCCTCCGCCCACAAATGGCCGGTGCCGTCAAGGTCAGTCAGCAGCCAGGCGGGCTGCCCGTACTGGGCGACGGTCTCCGCATAGCGGGGATCAAGGGCAATCAGGCACCAGCCGTCTGGGCTGCACCGGCCCTTACCCCAGTCCGCAAAGGTCGGCACGGGGGTCTCGAACGCGGCCATTTTGACCGCGCCGAAGCTGGTATTTACCACGCGGGATTTCTCGCCCCAAACGTCCAGATTGTGTACATTCAGCTTGCCGCTCACGCCGACGCGCGTCGTATTAAAATCGGCGTCGCTGTCGTCGCTGCGGTTGTAGGTGATCTGCATCCCAACGTAAGATGTGGGGTTAAGTCCATTCACCCAGCCGTACTTGGCATACTTGCTGCACGCGCCAATATAACTGCTGCCCGCCTCCGAGTACAGTACGCCGGTCAGGCCGATGCTGCCGGTGTTGATGGTGGCATACCATGCGATGTGCCGGTTATCCAGAAATACGCGCTCACCGGCCTCGGTGCCCATACGTATCCAGGCGTTGTCCAGATCGTACACCGTGTTGTACTTTAGATTGTGCAACTGGCCTGTGGTAATGTTGCCGCCGTTGATGATGGTCTTGTCCTGGTTCCAGGTACTCAAATCCGAAAATGTCACCACGCCGGATAGGTTGATCTGTGCGCTGGTGATCTCTGTTCCGCCTGCCGTCAGCTTGATGGTGCTGCTGGTTCCGCTGGTGGAAGCCGTCAGCTTGATGGTGTCAAACGTCTGTTTGATCTCGGTCTTGGTTTCGGCGGTGGTCAGATAGTCGCCGGTGCTGGCCGTCCAGGCGGTGGGTGCATTGCCCATCTGCACCATGGGGTGCATGATGGTCAGATTATTGGTAACGGTGGCGAGGTCATTTGCAGTGCTGACGAACAGACCGTCTGCATAGCCGTCCGCGGTCGCCGTAAAGGCTGCCCAGCGCAGCTTCCAGCCATTATCCAGCGCAATGTCCTGCTGGGCCTGCTTGAACGCGGAGCCGTAATAACTCTTTGTGCCGCTGGAGGATTTGGTTTCAAACTGCAAAAACAGGCTGTCGGTGCCGGAATTAAGTTTGTACAGCACCGATGCGCAGTAGGTCATGCCCTTTGCAATCACCAGCGTTTTGTCCGCACCAAAGTGGAACCGGGTGTTCTGGGCTTTATTGGTCACTCGGACGGATTCACCATCAATGGTGTAGCTGCCCTTTTTGCTGGTTGCGTTGCCGCCTGCATCCAGGGTCGCGTTGTTCCAGTCGTCGGTGCCCACAATAATATTGTTGCCGCCGGTGATCCGCTGGGTTACGGTCTGGGTGATACTGTCGGCTTTCTGGTCAATCGAGGAAACGGATTCTTTAACGGTCTTGAACTCTTGCTTCGTGCTGTCAAGGTCATCCGAAATGGTCGTGGTGGTTTCTTCCAGGCTGCTGACTTTGGTGCTGATGCTATCCGCCTTTTGGCTGATGCTGGAGACATCCTTTTTCAGGCTTTCCACCGTTGCTGTGGTGGCGTAATTCTGCAATTTGGTGTCAACGGCATCATTGGCAGCGCTAGTAGCGGTGTCCTTCACGTTGGCCGTTACCGTTTCAGTCACTGACTTGGTGACCTCGGTCTTGATCTCATCCGCCGATTGGGAGATCAGGCTTTTGGCGCTTTTCTCTGTTATGTAGTCCCCGCTGCTGGCGTTCCACGCGGTGGGCGCGTTGCCGTATTGCAGCATGGGGTGAAGCAACTCAAACTTATTGGTGCAGTTGCCATTGCTGTCGAACTCGACAGTTTTCAAAACGCCGTTTTCGCGGGGGGTCCATGTACCATACCGCAGCACCCAGCCGTTTGTCTGCTTAATTTCGAGCTGGTCAGCGGTTTTTATGAAGGCAATGTAACGTTGTCCGTCATCGTTCGTAAACACAATGCCAAGCCGCAGCGCATCGGTGCCGGAAATGAGTTTGTACATAACGGACAGACATAGGGTAACGCCTTTGGTGATATGAGCGCTAACAGCGTTGAACTCGAACCCGCGGCTTGTGTTCGCATTGGTAATTGTTGCGCTGCCATCATCGCCATACGCCACGCTACTGTCAATGCCGACATAGTTGGCGTTCTTGAAGCTCTCACTGCCCAGGATCAGGTTGCCGCCGCCGGTGATTTTGGTGCCTTTTTTCACCTCAGAGGAAAGCCCGTCCACCGTTGCTTTCAGGTCGGTGTACTTGCCGGTCAGGTCACTGGCCTTTACTTCCAGGCCGTCCACGCTGGTCTTGATCTCCAGCATCTTGCCGGTCAGGTTCTTGTAGCTCTGGCTGTTCACGGCGCTGGAACTTTCCCGGCTGGCGCTGCCCACACTCTCAAAGCTGGCTTTGCCGGAGGAGATTGTGGCGCTCATCAGGTAGGTGTCGAACTCCCGCCCGCGTGCGTCCTTAACGTGCACGATCTGCCCGCAGGCAAGGCCGGAGCTGCTGGGCACCGATACTTTGCAGGGGGTGTAGGTCACGTTTTTTAGCACGTTGTACAGGTTCTGGGCAACGGTTTTCAGGTTGGCTTCGGTGCCGGTTGTCAGCAGCAGGTTGCCCTGCACTGCATAGGTGTTGGTGGCAGTGGTGCTGTCGGGGTAGATGACCCCCACGTCACTGTCCGACTGCCGGATCTGGACTTTTTCAATGGCCTTGACCGTGTAGTCCTCGTAGCTCAGGCTGTCAGCATAATAGGCGGTGCTGTTGCTGGCTCCGTCCGGGGTGATTTTAACAGTGCTGCGCTTGTCTGTGTAGGTCAAGAATTGCAGCTTGCCGTCTGCATTCATGTGGGCGTAGCAGCCTGCCGCTTCCGCCGCCCAGGAGATGATCTGGCGGCAGGTCAGGTCGTCCGCGTAGAACGCCTGCACGCTGTAGCTGCCATTGATGGGCAGGCTGCTGCTGGCCAGCGTAACCCCTGCCCGCTGGCAGGCCAGCTGTACCAGCTGCCAGATAGTTTTGGGGAACTGTGCCTGATTGGCGTGCAGCCAGCCGGAAAAGTCTGCATCCAGCTTGGACATGGTGTCATAGGCCGTGACCTTGTAGCTGTTGCGCTTGGTGCGGGTGGGCTTTTCAGCATAGAAAACGCCCACCTTGGTTCGGTTCCCGGCATCGTCCTGCCGGTAGTAGGTCAGGGCGTCCCCGGCAGTAATTTGCAGGCTGCCGCCCGGGTCTGCCCAAATTTCGGCCTCGATGTAATCCGAATAAGCAGAGCCGATGGCGAATTCCTTCCCGGCGTTTACCGCAGTGTGCAGCGTCAGGTTTTTGACCGCACTGCCGGGGGAGCCGCCCTTTAACTCGGTGCCGTTTGGCAGCAGCAAAACGGGGTAGTACATGCTTCACCTCCAATCAGCATTCAATAATGTTAAACTTAAGGTTCTTCCACTGTTTCGTCTTGGCATTGTGCCAGGCGATGCCGTATTTGCTGCAGTAGCAGGTGGTGGTTTCGGTCTCGGTGGAAGATCCGGCCTTGGGATGGGTGAACTGAAACGTTGCCTTGCCTGCAAACAGCCCGATGGTGTACTTGTATTCGTCGTCAGTCAGGCAACTGTAGGCGATGGGCCAGGTGGCAACCTTTTCCCGCACCACTTCGCGGTGCATGTACCCAGCTTCGTCGCGCCCGGAATCGCTGGAATCCAGGTCGGAATAACTCGGTTCAATGTCGCAGTCCGGTGCGTACAGGGATTTGCCATCGATCTGGAACAGATTGGTCAGGGTCACGTTACACACCTCCTGTGGCAGTCAGCTGTTTGCGCTGCCAGCGCTGTACGGCGTGGCCTACGTCCTCGTCGGTCAGCTCAATGCCGTACACGGCGGAGAGGATCTCCCGCAGCACGGCCACAACGGCTTCAAAGCCAGCCATCTGGCCCGCCTGCAGGTCCTCCATGACCTCGGCCACAGCCTGCTTGATGGTGTCCAGCGGAGCTTCCACGTTGGTGCCGTGGCTCTGATCGCCCAGCACCGCCAAAAACTCCCGGTTGGCCGGAATGACTGCACCCTGCGCCAGGTAGGGGATCTGCGGGGCAGTCAGGGTGCTGATATTAAACCCGACATGCCCGCCGCCGAATATGTCCGGCAGGTCGAACGACAACCCGTTCAGCGCGTTGATGACCGCATTGATGCCGGTGACAACGGCGGAGATCATCCGATTGATGAAGCCGATGATGCCGTTGACGGCGGTCTTGATGGCGTTCGTCATCTTATCCCAGACGGTGTTGACTGTGTTGCCGATGGCCTGCCAGGCAGCATCCCAGTTGCCGCGGAACACGGCGCTTAAAAAGTCCGCCAGCCCGCGCAGCACAACAACGGCCAGATCGATGGCATCCGCAATAGCCCCAACGGCCACGCCAACAACGTCCGCAATGGCGTTGAATACCTCAGCAAACGCGGGGCCGAATGTGGCGATAATCCACTTGGCCACCGGGGCCAGCAGGTTGTTCCACAGGTCCAGCAGGCAGTTGGCAACGCTTGCTACCAGCAAAAGAATGTCGTCCCACAGGGGCTTGAGGTGGGAGGACCAGAGGGTAGATAAAATCTGCATCAGGTTAGTAAGGATTGGCTGCAAAACGTTCTGCCACAGGGTGGTAAAAATGCCTTGCAGGTTTTCCAGCGCCAGGGCGGCACTCTGGGCAATGGGCTGGCCGTACTCGGCCCAGGTCAGCTGAACGCCGCCCAAAAGATCCTGCCAAACGGTCAGGGCAGCGGTTTTCATCTGCTGCCAAGCTGCATCCCACAGCGCGGCGGCGGGGGCAAGCACAGCCTGTAATGTAGCCCAGAAATTTTGCAGCTGCTGGTTTAATAGAGCCGGCGGACTTGACTGTGGCGGTTCGGCATCTGCGGCTTTGATTGTTGCAGCGCTGCTGCTTTTGCGGGTGGTGGAAGCCGCCGCAGCTCCGGCACTTTCGGCAAGAGAAGCCTGCAGCCGGTCCAGCTCATCAAATTCCGCAACGCTGCGTTTGGCGGCCTTGGCTGCTTTGGCGGTGCCACTGGCAAGTTTGGCCTGGGCTTTGGCGGCTTTGTTGGCGCTGACTGCTGCTGCGGCGGTCTGCTGCTCAAACTTTGCCACCGGCACGGCGGAGAACGCAGCGTTTACACTGCGGCTTATTTTTTTCAGGGCAGTGCGCAGGCCGTTCAGCGGCTGCTGCGCGGTGTGGGTAGTTGTTTGTGTAGACAGGGCAACCTGAAGGCTGCCTGCATAGGATTTTGGCAAAAGCATCTACCTCCTTATGGGGACTTAATTGGCCAACAGGCGCTGCAGCCGCTGGCGTTCCGCTATCTCTGCCGGATTCAGGCGGGGGCGCAGGTCAACCATGGCTTTGTTTTTGCGGTAGTAGTCCTGTTCCCACGGCTGCAATTTTTGGCCGTGGCGCAGCTTGCTGCGCACCCGCAGCAGGGTAGCCAGCTGGCCGTCCCCAATGCTGTTGAACCAGGCCATAAAGGTCCACCAGTGCAGATAAGGCAGGGCGCGCACTTCGCACCCGGCGGCTTTGTTGATGTCGGCGGCAATCAGCGGGGCGTCCTGTTCCCAGTCCAACAGCGGCGGGGCAGGGGAGCGGGGCAGCGTTTGCCCGCAGTTCAAAAAATCTGCCAGCTTCTGCATGGCCTCCGGATAGTCGCTGCGCGGCAGATCGCCCTCATAAAATAGGGCCAGGGCCACCCGCCAGCGGATGAATTCCGGCTCGCTGGCATCGTTCAACCGATGCAGAATATCCAGAATATCGCGGTAATCCGAATGAATCGGATATGCTTTTCCGCCAACCTCCAGCCGGGTGGGCAGCCGCCAGCTGCTCATACCTGCACCCCGCGCGCGGCGCGCGCTGCCTGGGCCTGCTGCACGGCCAGCGTGGCTTTGGCATCCGCGCACTGGCGGGCACCGGCTTCCAGAATGGGCTGCAATGCCGCAAACAGATTGGTGATGACCCGCTCGCCGTTGCCGGCAACCGCCAGCAGATTGGTTCCGCCCAGCATGGCGTCAAAATCATTGCCGGGGCCAAATACTTCCGCCAGCAGCCCCTTGGCGCGCTGATCCGCCTGGGCCAGCAGCTGTATGGCATCGGTCCCAGTGGGGCTTTGCGCCTGCACCTGCTGTTCCAGCTCTTGCAGTTGATTTTGCAGGGTGCAAAAACGGCTGTAAACATTGGGGTCGCTGGGGTTAAAGCGCAGCACTCCGCCGCCATGCTCCGGCCCGCCATTGACCGCGTATTCGCGCAGGCCGGTATCAATCGTAAGTTGTTCCATAAAACCTCCTTTAATGTAACAGAAATCTGTAATTGCAATAGCTAAAAAATGGTGAAGCGCTGCTGCACACTTCACGAAGAAAAAAGGTGAACAAGAGAATTTTGGTGTACCCTCTGCCAAGGGAACGCCAAACAAAACTTACAGCGGAAATACCGGAATCCTAGGGTGTATCTGAAAAGTCAAAAATTTAGTCTATTTCTACAAACATAGTGGGATTTTGCCTTAAAAAGCCTTGGAATCCACAAAGGATTCCTGTGGCTCTTTGCCTTAAATCCTGCTTGTGTTTGCGAAATATCCATCTTTTTCTTGTTTTCAAATACACTTTAAGGCAGGTGAACGATATTGGGAAAAGAAATCCTAAACGTAAAACGCAGCCCGGCAGCCGCCGATTTGGGCATTATACAGAACAATAAAAAGATAGCGAAAAACCTATCATTCCAGTATTCTGTAAAATCCTGGACCTTGTGGCTATCATAACGCAATATTACAGAAATGTCAACAACAAAATTCAGAAAACCGAAATCGCGATGGAATACCGGTACCGTCATACTCCACAAAAGCCCGCAAACATAAAAACTCTCCGCCGCACAGTGCAATGTTGTGGGCGGAGGGAGAGCCGTGTTTAGAGTGATTTGCTGCGTTAGTGCGCGGCAGCAAAACAAAAATGATGCAGACAAAAGTAAACGAGAGGAGATAAGCAGACCGGAAACATCCGGCACAACACAACAAAAAAGCTCCAGCGCCTTCTACCCTTATGGCGCTGGAGCGAACTTACTTGATTGGAGTCATAGCCTCATACCCGATTGTATTATTTTTCGGACCGTTTGCACATTTTCATGGCAACCTCATCCTTTAACTTTGATCGAATGTTTTTAAACCTGGTTTTCTTTGTTTTGCAAATCGGAAACGGGTTTCATTCGCTGTTGTTCGATGATTTTGCGTTTGCTTGAAATTTCTGATTCCCTTTGGTTCGTTATTTGCTGCCTGGAAACATTTTGCAAGGAAAACGATTCTTGGTGCATCTGTGGAACGGGGAAGTGAACTTCAATAATTTTGTGCAGGGTACCTGAATTTGATGCCAGAGGTTGATTCCTCTTTGCTCTAGTACATCGGAGTTTCTCCTTTTGGGGGGCGGTGCGCTTGCACCAGCCAGATCAGGTGAAGCATTATTTGTTCGGCGGAGTTAGATCTTTCATAACAATCACCGGTGATTCTGGGTTTCTATTTACGCTTTTGCGTACCAGGTTTTGAACCTGTAATTTTCTATTTAGAATCCTGTCGTCAGTTCTTCATCTAATCTATGTAAACGCGGGGAACTTTTTCTGACGGGATTTCCTGAGCACTGCATTTTAAGCAAGCTACGAACCTTGCATCTTAACTTTTATATCTTTTACAGGTAATGACCTGCGGCTGTTAATGAGGTTCGTTTGCTTTCAGCAGGCCCAGGCCCGCCGGTGATGAATGGGATCTTTGAAATTAGCCATTGGACTTGAGCCTCCTTCCTTACGAATCCTGCCGGCTTTGCCATCTTACTTTCAAGTCCTTCGGTAGCCTCCCGGTCCCTGCTTTCCCGGAGTTCTTCAAGTGTTCCCATTTAGACCTCTTACTGGAAGCCTTTGCGAAATCTGCTTGAAGCTGTCGGGAAAACCGCCGTGCCTTGTTCCGATGCTATTGAAAGTGGCTTTTGCTTGGAGCTTTTAGCTCCTTATCTCCGGCTGTTTTCTTTCTGTGACTATACTATACAATACCCTAAGGAATTTGTCTATTCGCAGATATCCCAAACAAAATATGAATTATTCGTGCATGTTATGGATAGATATTGCCTTGACGAATGTGGTATAATAAATATGTTGGGTGTGCAAAAGCGTGGGGGCCGCCGGGTGGGGGGCGCCCCGCGTCTTCTTTGTTTTTTTGTG